TCCAACAAAAGGAGAAATTGTGGAGCCGTTTTTATCTGAAGAAGATCAAGTATTTTTGAGCCGAAAATTTGTAGAGCACAATGGAATTTATTTGGCGCCCCTATCATTTGATTCTTTGTTAGGTATGATTAGTTGGGTACGAGCACGAACACAAGAAGACCAACTGAAAGAAATAACGAGTGTAAATATTTCGTTGTTCTTACGGGAAATGTATCACTACCAAAATGATATGCCCTTCGTCGCAATGTGGGTGAACAAATTGCGAAAAGCTTGTTTAAATACAGGCATTAATTTTAATGTGCGTTTTGACATGAAAGAATATTGGACAAATACAATGTCAAGTTATGCACAAACAATAGAAACATGTGCTATTGGTGATCGATTAGATCACCTCTAGTATGATATTAAATTTACTGTAGACCGGCAAGTCTATAAACTACCAGCCCGTGGGCAGGCTAATACTGACCCTCCTAATAAGTAAGATCCATGAGAAATAGCGACCTTAGAGGCTGCTTATAGGATGTCCAGCTAGGACTTTTAAGAAACTGTGGTTTAGTTCGACCGCAGTGGATTTTAAATGAACGACAGAAATTTTATTACAAAATGAGACAGAGAAAACTGTCGATAAAGATAAACAAAACTTTGATGAAATAATGGCGACAAGTAAAAATGTGAATCGATATCCGGGCACACGTAAGGAGTCATTGCCATCAATTACGGTCCTCAATAAACAATTAGAAAGAGTGGTTGAATATACAATAAATTTGGATTCTTCATCATATCATAGAGAAATTATTTCAGTATTTGACATTTGGTTCGACAATGAATTCATTAAAGCAGCATATTATATGAATAGAGGGGGAATGGATGAAACAACATATCCTAACTTTACACATTATAGATTTGATATGGAAGTAGTGATAACATTACTCACATCCCCGTTTTTTGCAGGATATGCTTTGATTACACCACATAGTTCGCCTTTACAAATGGATAACGCGAACAATTTTACAACATACCTCTATTCAATGGAGAAAAGTATTCATACAGAAGTAATAGATCTTAGTATTGCTGATACTTACAAATTTGAATTTCCTTGGAATTCGAAATTTCCGTGGACTGAAGCATTTCATCAAGACACTACAATAAGTAAACCCACATTAATCGTAGATCATCAAGGATTTGCATCAATGACTATGAATTATGTGCCTAAATTATTGCTGCGAATCCGAGCACAAAATTTTGAAACATTTGGCATGATTTCACAAAGTGGAATTGAGGAAGCCATAGCTATGGAAGCTTTGATCGCGACAGGAACGCTGATGACAGGAATCGATCTTGATTCAAAACTAGAAGCTGATGATGATGAAGAAAGGGATGCCGTACCAACGATGGTGAACACACAATCATCAGTAAATTATGATGCGGACGCAATACCTATGGG